ACTGTTTCAACCCGCATCGGTGGTCATCGAAGAACCGTCACATCCCAAATGCACCAGCCTCACCATCGAGTGGGACGGAATCAGAAACATTGTTGCACTGTACAAAATGGATGGCGTAGCATCGGCAGCAGCACTCACCATAAATGGAAAACCCAAAGATGATTACATGCTGTTTATGGTAGACCTTCTTAAGAATCTACATGAACTGCATACTGCCGCTGTCAAGGCAAGAGACTTTGCCACCGCCCAAATGAAAGAAGCCTCTGACGAAGCAGAGGTCTTCTTGTTGAAAGTGGCACCACCCGCAGGGGATTAGGACTTCTTGTACTTGCCTTCTTTGGTTAGCTTTCCGGCGCGCTTCATTCCATATGCGGCACCAGCAGCCTGCTTGGGAGATTTACCCTCCCGAATCAGGTGACCTATCTTCTTACCAACAGATTCCTTGTCCTTCTTGGACATGGTGTCCGACACAGTTCTGGCTGGGTATTCAAATGCCATAACTACTCCTTATCGAGATCGGTGCTTTCGTCTTCGGGGAGCAAGCCTTCATTCTTGTCCATGATTTCACCCATTGAAGGTTCCTTTCTTAAAGCACTTAGTTGCATATAGAGTTCGTGACTAAGAGTTCCGTCTTGGTAAAGTGCTTCAATATCTTCAGGTGTTAGCTGTGCTGCTGCTTCGGGGGCAACATGGTAATCATAAAGAGGCGCTTCCTGATTCTGGGCAATGAATCGAAGGGTCTTTGGAATTGCCGTATCGTCAGCATCTCCCAGTTCTTTAAGAACTTCGTGTCCGACCATTAACCCACCTGTAACTATACCAAACAAGGCCATTCCGCCCGACATTCCTCCAGCCGCTTTGGACACTCCCGTCATTAGGCCTGAAGCCATTGCTGACAAGTTTTTAAGTTCTTGAGACTTATCCACTGCCCCCATCATAGCCTTGGCCCATTTTTTGTACGATGGATCAGCTTGTATAACTTTTATAGCGTCCCACCACTTATCTCTTTCTATATCGTAAACCTCACCTGCTTTCGCCAGCTTTGATGGCAATCCCCCATACCCCACGTCCTTATGCTTCAACGCAGGATAACTTTCACTTAGTCTCTCTAGATCATTATATCGCTTCACAGCATCACTAAATGGCTTCCCTGCTTTATCTATCTCTGCTTCCTTGAGGGCTGCTGTTCGACCCTTTAATTCACGCTTATATGCCGCCATTTCTTGGTTCGCGAGAGTTCCAGCTTCTCCTGCTGTTCGACGGCCCGTTATAGGATCTGGTGCCATTTTCACTGTTTGTTGGGGTTGCATGGCCATACCAAGAGGTATTCCAACAGATTCAGCCGCTCTGATACCTTGGGATTTGACCTTATCTACAATGCTTTGTTCTAAGCGTTGTTGCTGTCGATCTTCTTTCGATAGGCCAGTTTTAGGTGGCGTTGTATCTCGTTCAAGCAGTTCTTCTGTAGGCATCATTTACCCTAGCTTTTCGGTGTGAAGACAACCAAGCCAGCAGCGAAATCATATCGCCCGTCTTCGGCCTGAATGTTTGGCACGGATTGCCCCCGTGCAACACGAGCCACAATCTGGGTGCGAGCACGTTCAAGTGAATGAACGGACTTGAACTTGAGCGTGACTTCACCAGCCGGTCCCTTCACGACCATAGAGAGAGATTCTTGCTTTGCAGCTTTCTCTACGGTAGGTACGCTCTTGGGTGCAGCAGCCTTTCGTGTATACTTGCGCTTGGGCGTATCGCTCTTTGGTTCTTCAGTTTTTAATCGAGGCATTGTTGTTGTCTCCAGTGTGGATGGTGTATGCGGAATGGCTCAACCGAAAAGTGAATTGATCCATGTATGGGTAACAGATCGGTTTCGGCATTCCTTGAAAAATGCTGCTGTTGAAGCAGACGTTAGTGTAGGTGAGTATATAAGGCGTTCCATTACACAATCAATGCTTCGTGGTGGAGAATACAAATACAGAGAGTTGGTGTTCTCTCCCAATGGCAACTCTACCATAGACCAGTTGATGGAGTGGCTTTGTGCCAGGAATCCCATTTATCGGGACATCACAGGTTGTGGTGGTACACTTGATTCCAGTGTTCGCGGTGCGCTCTACAAAACACTTCCCGAAATTCAAGCAAGAAGAATCGAACGATTTCTCAATGGAGATCGCCTAGAATCTATTGGTTTGGATGAGGGCTGTTCTCGTCAGGCTGTACATGCGTCCATACAGAGAGGTATCGCCAAACTGTCAGACAACCGTATATTCATCAATGCACTGCTTGAAGTGGTGCCCGATTCCGGCTTAACGGTCGAAACCGTAATGGAGGCTTTTCATGGCTAGACAAAAAAAAGAAGAACAAGAAGTTGAAGTCGTTGCCCCACCCATGCTGAACTTGGATGAGCGCATTGGTTTGGATACCTATGATGGTGTCATTAAACACCTTGAGCTTCTTATGGTGTCGTTTGTAAACCGAAACATCCAGGGAGAGGACGTAAAGGTTCTCAAAGACTTGCTGGCAGCAGCACGACAAACCATCTCCGACAAACAACGGTATGGCTCCAAGGTGCTCAACCCAGAAATGAAACAAGAAAGCATTGCCCTGTCTGTGACTGCTCGTGGTCCGTTTGGCATTCCGCTTGGTGGAGCACATTGATTCTTGACCCCAACAATCCAGACTTTTGGCGTCCTGAAGAGTTTTGTCCATTAACCAAGATTCGGTCGAAATCCGGCGCATTGGTTCCATTCAAACTGTGGGATCACCAACGGATATTGGCGGCAGCGGTTTGGCGGGCCTACCAGGAGAAGCGTTGGCTGGTTCATGTGAAGCCACGGCAGGAGGGCTCCAGCACGTTCTTCACCGCAATTGCCACACAGCACGCTTGTTTTCGATCAGGTTGCTTGGTTGGCATACTTGCCCACAAGCGTGGGGCCGCGCAGCAGTTGGCCAACATTGCAATCAGAACGCACAAAACCATGCACCCTGCCATTCAGCCCAGAAAGACACCTGGATTGAAACGCTCGTTGGAACTTCCAGACCTGGACAGCCGTGTTCTCATTGAGTCGGTGAAGTCAGAAGAACCAATGCGTGGTCATACCGTACAAGTATTGCTGGCTACCGAGATTAGTTCTTGGTCGGAAACGGCAGGGCCAGAAGCGTGGACATCTGCTTTGAATGCTGTTTCGGATGATGGTGGTTTTGTCATTGGTGAAAGCACACCCAAATACCATGGGGATGAGTTGCATCAGGTATGCCTGGAAGCAGAAGACCCAGACTCCAAATGGCTCAAGGTGTTCATTCCATGGACAATGGTAAATGAATACAGCCTCAGTCCGCATCCAGGGTGGAAGCCCTCCCAACAAGTGCGGGAATACTGGGACAACCACCCAACCATCACAACCGGACAAGCCTATTGGATGAATCGCATTGGACTGGCCAAGTGTCGCAATGACCTCGCAAGGTTTCAAGCAGAATATCCAATCAACGAACTGGAATGTTGGGCACTGGCTGGAGACGCAGTCTATGAAAACGAAAAGTTATTGAAAATGCTCAATGACATTGATGGCGGAACTGGGGTCATGAGAGAACTCAACGAGTTTGAGTCATGGGAAGAACCCAAGCCGCGACACAAATATGTGATCGCGTGTGACCCTGCTGGCTCATGGGCAAAAAGAGATAAGACCGCCATTATTTGCATGGATGTAAACGAATGCGCCCAAGTTGCAGAGTATTTGGGACACGATGAAGCCCACAGGGTTGCCAAAAGAGTTGTGGACTTGGCCAACAAATACAATCGAGCACGGGTCTACATTGAGGCCAATGGTGTAGGCGAAGCGGTTGTCAGCCATGTATTGGCCATGGGGTACAACAATGTGTACTTTCGCAGCACGTCGGGCAGGTCGGGAAAACAAAGGGCGCCGGGATGGTACTCGAACCTTAAAACAAAGGCTCAGGCCGAGAGTTATTTGCAAGAGCTTATTATTGACGGCTCTGTGTGCATTCGCTCTGTTCGCGCCCTCAGACAGTTGATGAACTACAGAGGACAGTGGAGTAAGCTAAACCGTGACAGCACTGGTGGTCACTTTGACTTGGCTGCTGCATTTGCGCTTGCGGCGTGGGCTTGGCGAGCAGAGGTTGGTTCTGGACCAATGATAAAAAACAAAAAGGTAGACCCAAACGTTGAGTTCCGTCGCCTGTTAGAGAGGATAGAACGCAGCAGTTACAAGAAATCAAACTCCCGGTGGGGTGAGCACCTATGAATTCCTATGTTGAAAACGACGATGGCGCAGCAGCATCCAAGAACCTCAAGCGCATGGTTGGGATTGTCAACCAAACTGAGGAGTGGTTTGAGAAGCATCGTGCAGATGAGATTGTACGAAATATGTCGTACTATCGCGGTACGTTTTGGCAAGGCGATGGTCTTTCTGCGTCTACAAATTCTGCAAAGAAATACTCAGCAGAACGAAATGAAGTGTTTCCCATTGTGGATACCATTGTTTCCTCGTTGGCCATGGACCTTCCACAAGTAGAAGCGTTGGACCAACGACAGAGATCATATGAACGACCCGGAGCAAAGGAAGACGATACTTTTGCCGGTCGCCGCATTGCTGCTGCTTTGAACTGGTTTGCTTCTGAAGATGCTTGGGATTCTGTTATTCAAGAGTTGGTGTTGCACGCAGAGTTGTTTGATGAAGGTGGCGTGGTCAAGGTGAGTTGGTCACCCACGTTGGGTAGGCCCATTTGTCGCGTCAAAATGCCATGGGAGATCTTCTTTGACCCCAACGCCAAACGCATTCAAGACGCCGCCTGGTCCTTTGAACGATTTGTTATTCACCATGACGACCTTGTTTCTCGATTCAAATCAAACGTGTATGACCGTCCGTCCAAAAGCATCAAAGCGGACACATACCCCAGAACCATTATCGAACAGCGTATGCCATACGATGATGACAAGAAACTCAAAGACTCTGGGCTGAAAGAGTATGTGAGCCTGGTTGAGTTCTGGGATTATCGAAAGCAGAAGGTCTACCACATTCATCCAGACACAAAACAGGTCTTAATGGAAACACCCGTTCCATATGGCAGGCCATACGAAGTGTTGGTATTCCATGATGGCGTGGGTCGCATTCGCGGCATTTCAGATGTGTCACTGATCGCGACAACGCAACGAGATATTAACGAACTTGTTTCAGCCAGACGGGAAATCGTTGGACGGCTTCCACGACGGATGCTTGTTGACAAAGGATTATTCCGGTCTGAAGAGGAATGGGAGCGTTTTAAAAACTCTCGTTCCTGGGAGCCCACCTTGGTGGAAGCGCCTCCCGACCT